CAATTCTAGTACACCACTATCGCTAGGAGTTTCACCAAACAAATTGTCTACAAGCTGTCTAGATAATTGTGCATATATTCTAGACTCTAGGTTCCTTATAAACCTTGCAAGTGTTGTGTTCTCTTTATCTCTTTCTATCTCATCTTGAAGTGCTTTTATTTCTGCCTTCAAAGCTTCTTTACGATTGAACTCTTGGTTCTGTATTGTAAGGTAATGTGAAGATGAATTAATACCACTAAAGCTAGGACTTTTAAACTTGAATACTATTTCGTCTGCTCTTAATACACTTATCATAAATAACAATACAAAAATAGTTATTACGGGTATCTCAAACTTAATCTTTTCTTTTATCATCTCTTTTAGCTTTTGAAATTTTAGCAGTGTCAATTAACTGTGGCACTCCTAATATAGTTTTAATCATAGTGTCTTGTCTAATAATTTCATTATCAAGACTTCTTACTCTATCTATTAATGCAACAAGTATGCCATGTTGCGTATCTAACTTTACACCTAGTCTCTCTTCTATAGCTGCTATCTGTGCTTCTACTTTTGCATCAACAGCATCTAGCTTTGCTTCCATACCATCAACAATACGTATGACTAACTTATAAATAAACCAACCAAGACCTACTGCTGCTGCTATAGGAAAACCAACTTCTTGAATAAAGACTACTACTTGTTCCATTAGTCTTTAGAAGTGTTAGAAGCTCCAAAGTAAAACGATATAACAGCACTTGCTAAACCACCAAGATAACCTAGTACAAGGTTTATAAGAGCTTCAGAGTTCTGCTCTGGTGGTTGTAAAGTAACAAGGAATATATATCCTAAGAATCCACCTACAGTAGCTATACCCATAATACGTGCAGTCCAATCTTTACTAAAGTTCTTTCTAGCATCTTGAGCATCTAGTGTTTCTAATTTAAATATATCTACATCTAGCTCTTTCATCTGAACTTCAAAAGCTTGTTCAGCTTTTTTAAGTTCTAGCATTTGTTCAGGTGTAGCTTCAGCTATAGCTTTCTCTATTGACTTAGGATTGTTAGGAACTCCTAATACATCAGCTATCATGTTTGCTGCCATTCCTCCCATTGGACCACCTAATGCAGTTCCTAAAGTAGGTGCAACAGCTCCAACTATATTTTTTAATACGTTTTTCATTCTATATCCTCGTAAACTTTCGTTAATAAATTTTCAAATAAAATTCTAAAGTCTTCTAAAGCAACAAAACCCATTTTATTATTTCCTTGAAAAAGACAATATTCTCGGTAGCTTTCTTCTAATTGCTTTTCAGTGTATAGAAGCATCCTCTTCTCCTAAAACTATTTTCTGCAACTCTACACTACGTCTACCTACTTGTTTAAACCAACGACTATCTTCCATCTCTACAGCCATCTTTTTCCAGTCATGGTCTCTACAAGCTTTCAACATGTTTCTAAACTTTGAAAGTCTTGAACCTCCTAGGTTAAAACACATATTTACTAACACTCTTTGTATAGGCTCTGGAAGCTTTTCAAAGTCTTCCTCGCTACCAAAGACATGTATAGCTTCCTTGTAGTGCTTTTTAAAGTCATCCTCGTAATACATATCTACAACTTCTTGTGATACTTTAGTACCAACTTCCCAATCATATTCAGGGTCGTTAGGCTGGCAAAGGTGTCCAACTCCTAAAGTTTTATAGCCTAGACTATCCATATAAATTTCTAACACTTCACCTTCGTGTCGCTTTATTTCTTGCTTACATAGTTCTACATTCATTTTATTATTTTTCTTGAAAAACATTTAATCCTAATTCCTCCATCTGTGCTGAGTAAGGTTGTCCTGTAAACGGGTCAACTCTATCTGCTGGGTTTTCTTTTGTGTAAGGTACGTCTTCACCCTTTACTATTCCACCTTCAACTTTTTTTTGTCTTTCTTCAAACCTTTTTAAACCTTCAGCACTTAACTTGTCTTCAAGCTCTTGAAGTTTTCCTGTATAAAGTTCCCATTCAGCATTTAAAGTTATGAGTTCAGATTCAAGTTCTATTATTCTTTCATCTCTTTGTTTTGCAGTTATTCTACCTCTTTTAAAATCTTTTTCTGCTTGTTTTGTTTTTTTCTGAATACCAGATAGTTCTCTCTCATAGTTTGCTAATTTAACTCTTTTATTTATTCTAGCATCTTGAGGTCTAACTCTAAAACCAAAACCATAAGCTAATGCTAAGAAAGGAGTATCTTTAGTAACATATTCAGAACCGGGTACTAATTCACTTACTTCTTCACCTGCTTCAATTCTACTAGCTCTTTGTATTTTTTTAGTAGCAAAAGTTTCTGGTAATCCGGGTATATTAGGTATCTGACCTTTACCGTAATGCTTTAATATTGCTCCAGTGCTTTCTGTATCAACTCCCATATCTTCTAAGTTTTGTCCTGTAAAAGGGTCTACTTTAAAAAATACATTAGATATTAAATCTACATACAAACCACCGGGCTGTAAAGTAGCTGGTAGTCCCGGAAAACCTACAGGACCTTCTCTACCTTCAAAAATATCTCCACCCGGAATCCAACGACTTGCATCAAAATATAAAGCATTACCATTCTTATCATCTACTGGAAGTCTAATATTTGTGTAAGGCATAGCATCTCCAACAATAGGAACACCACCAAATAATTTTTTATTATACGCATCTCTAACTGTCAACCTATCTATATCTTCTCCATATTTATCATCAGCTAAATATGTAAAACCTTCGTTCATACCATAACCTAACGCAGCCCATTTAGCAAACTTATGAGGTCTGAGAGCTGCTGCTTCAGCTAATAAAGGTATTACTCTATAGGTATAACTTATAAAAGGTACCGCAGTTCTTTTTAATCCTTGTATAAAAGGAGCATTAATATCATAATCAATAAACCATTTACGTGCTTCTAAAGCTGAGTCAGACCTTGAAAAACCTTTGTCAAGTCTGTCCATATAAACACCCATTCTAAATATCTGGTCTTCAAGTTGATATAATCTTTCCATTTTTTCAGGAGTCCATTTAGCACCATACTTAATAACATCACCTGTTTTACCAAAAATTCCTAAACCAAAACTTTGTTCATTTTGAATTTTTAATAAACTTCTTTCTATTTCAGTTGCTGATTCTCTTAACTCTTTACTCATTAAATCAACATCAAATATACCATCTATTTTTGCTTGTCTATGTAATGCAGATTTAGGGTCTGACATTTCTTTGATTCCTTTGATAACATATTTAAAATCTGTATCAGCAAAATCTAGTAACATTACGTTAGAAGCTGTGTTACCTACGTGAGTTGAAGGACTCCAAGCTGTTTTAGTTTTTTTCCAAATTGTTTGTAATCTATCAAATACTTTTAAGTATTCTCTAGCTTTATCAACATTACTAAAACCATACATATGTTTTATATCTTTAATAACATCTTTGTCTACATATTTACCGCTAAGTTCACCATACTTTAATTTTTTAGTGTCTTTAACTCTACTACTAGGCATAATTTCAAAACGTGCTTGTTCACTTGGAGTTAAAATTTTCCAGTCTGCTTCATCTAACACAAACTTTTTATTATCAGCTAGGTCATCAAAAAATCTAGCACTAGCTATATCGTTTGCAAATAATCTTCCTGTCTCTACTATAGCATATGAAGCATTTTCAACTTCTTCCAAATCTTTTCTTTCTTGTTTTGTATACTGTCTTCTTACTTTAACTTTACCACCTTTTAATTCTTCTAAAATTTCCCAACCTTCTTTCTTCCAATTGTTTTTAGGATTGTTAAAAGCTTTTAAAGTAATAGTTTCAATCTTACCTCTTGGCTTTAATTCATCTCCTATAAGTCTAATTTGTTTACTATTTTCATATATTGTTTTGTTATCAGATTTTTTAGGTTTTAAATAAGTTCTTTTAATATAAGTATCTATATTTTTATTAAATACTTTTTCACTTAATAAACCTTTGTCTACTAATTCTTGTCCGTATTTAATTAAAAGTGTTCTAGTTTCAGCATTTAATGCTAAAGCCTCAGGAGATAATTTTTCTATAGAAGCTATGTCTCCATTTAATAAACCGTATAATAATTTATTTTGTTCTGGGCTTAATTCTTTAGCAGCTCTTTCAGCTAATTCAGCAAATTCCATGCCTATTTCATTTTTGTTAGTTCTATAAGCTTGTCTTAAATTTAAGTATTCAGGTTTTAAACCATAATCACTTATTAGTTTTCTTCCAAAAATTTCACCAATGTATTCATCGCCTACTTTAATATTTTTAAGTTTATTAACTCCACCAGCCCCTATAGCAGCTCCTGTAATTCCTGCTGTTACTTTTTGTGCATAAGTAGCATTTGGGTCATCTATTGCATTAAACCCTATACCATAACCAGCTACAGCTGAAAAACTTTCACCCGGATTATTAAACATAAGATTTTTTAAAGGAGTGCCTACCATATCTTGATAGACTTTTAATACTGAATTTTTTAACTGATATTTTTGGTCAATAGGTTTGTCTAATTCATCTGCTATATTTTTACCAAAATCATTTTGATTAGGAACAATTACTGCCTCGTCTGGCTTTATTTTATTTTTAACAAATCTTTGAGAATCTTGAAGATTTCCAAATACATTTATTTCAGTTAATTGTTTTTTTCTTCTATTAAAATCAGAAATACTTTCACCTTTTTTTCTTCCTCTTAAAAAAGGTACAGTTGTAACTTCCCATTGTTTAGGAATTATATTACCTTGTTCATCGACTGCTTTTTGTATACTATAAGTAGTTTTATTACTAGGATTAGTAGTTTTATAAATTGGATTACCTTTATTTGTTTTTCTATCAATAACAAAAATAATATCTTTAGGTTTTTCTGCAACTTCTTCTTCAAGAATTACTTTACTTTTACGTTGTTGTCCCGGTTTTGGAGGTTGTAAATCATCTAGAGTAAATCTTTTAGTAGCTGTATTTCCTGTTTCTTTATTAACAAAACGTACTGTAGCTATTCCTTTTTCTTCATCTAAATCTATAACAGTACCAATGTTTTTTCTATCACTAGCACGTACTATAGAACCTTTAACAATTGGTTTAGCTAATTCATCTTCATCTACAAAATCATCATCAAATTTTTTAGGGTCTATTTCATCTACACCTTGGAAAATACTACCTTTACCTCTAGCTTTTTGAACTAAATCAACAACAGCTCCACCTGCACTGCCTATTACAGCACCTGCAGTTGCTCCAATTGATGCGTTTTCTAAACGTCTTTGAAATAAATTAGCGTCTTCATCAACTATCAAACCTCTTCTCTCTTCTGGAGTATAACCTAAAGCAGATACAGCAGCCCCGCTAGCTCCTCCATAAATTGCAAGGTCTTTTAAACTTTTAGCTTTTTTACCTTTAGATATCCAACCTACAATAGGAAGATAACTTACTGGGTCTGCTACAATTGCAGAACTTAAAAAAGCTGCATTTGCTGCAGTTCCATATTCAGGGTGTTCTAAAATAGCTTTAAGCTTCTCATCTTTTTCTTTAAGACGATTTGTTAATCCATCCCATCCAAAAAACTCTCCTCCTTTCCCGAATATTTGAGCTATGCCTCTAAGAGAATCAGAAGCTCCCATACCAACTGCATATTCTATAGCTTCTTTTTTATTTATTTTATATAAAGGATTTATAGTTTTTCTAATTTCTTCAGTTCTATCGTCTATATATGAAAAAGGTCTTGCCACGAGCTTACACTCCTAATACATTAATTGATTATTTATTCTATCCCAAAATACTGGTCTTTTTCCAGTTATTCCTAAATTAGGAAAAGCTGTTTCTAAATTCCAAGTTCCTAAAGAAACTA